GACTACACGTCGACATCTTCGGAAATGCGTGGGGAACGTAAAGAACAAAAATCAAGCAAACCTCTTGATGATGAATTAAGAGAGAAAGGACTATTATGATGGATAAATTAAAAAATATGTTTAAAAAACCAAGCACGAATGAAAAAGAACTTTCACATCGTGACTTGATGATGAAAGAAAAAGAAGCCGCAACTAAGGCTAAGAAACCTTGGGTTGGTGTACTTGATACACAGGTTAACAAAGATAACATTCGCAATGGTTTCTTTGAACTTGATTGGAACAATGAATTTATTGAACAATTACTTGATGCAGGTTATTCAGGTGAATCAAATGAAGAAATTGTTGATATGTGGTTTAAAGATCTTGCAAGAAATGTTCTTGCTGACGAAGGACATGATCCCGATCGCGGTGCAGGATTTATTAACACAAAAAATATCGGCGACGGTAAATCGGAGGTTAAGTAATGTCGATAATTAGAATTAAAAGTTATCACCCACAAACAGAGTTTGCTCCAAGTTGGAATATTCCACTTTGGCTTACAAACTGGACTGATCTTGAACACGTGAATAAAATTCACGAGTGGATTGAAAAGAACGAAAAAACTATTCTTGATTATGAATATACTAATACTGGTGGCACAGGTTTAAACGAAAATCATATTACTACACGTTTTGGTAGATATAATTTGTTAGAACAAGACGAACCTGCTTTCAAAGAACTGTTAACCTTTTTAAGATATTCATATCTTGAATATGTACAGAAACAGCAATTAGAATTAAAAGACTTACAGATTGTTTGTTGGGCAAATATCTTACGCAAGGACGAAGGTATGGACTCACACGCACATGGTGCACAGCCTGATTCTTATCTAAGTGGTAATATGCACTTTGGAGATTATCATACAAACACTGTATATCATTCAAACTTTGATCCTGAATCAAAAATTGCACTACCTAATAAAAAAGGTGGATGTGTTATTTTTCCAAGTTGTACACCTCACTATGTAGAACCACATACAAGAGATGATGTTCGTATTAGTGTTGCATTTGATCTAAGGTTAACCAACAGTTTTGATCACAAAGAAATGAATGCTATTCCTTTTATGAACCAAGAAGTTCTAAAAGAAGTTCAAGAAAAAGCAAAACAACAGGTTGACAACACACCTAAAAAATAGTATAATATGACTATGGATTCGGAAAAGAACTATAGAATGGTTAAGACATTGGCAGAGAATTTTAAAGATAAACCTATGAAACGTAAAGTAGATACGTATGAATATGAATCTCTTGCTATGTGTATTAGAAGTGACCAAGTTCCAGCAAGTCATGTTGCAGAGGTTTTTACTGATCCTGCATTTTATAAATGGTACAGTGAAAAATATTTTAAGGATAAAAAATGAACTATATTCTTGTAGATACTGCTAATACTTTCTTTCGTGCAAGACACGTAGTACGAGGTAACCTTACAGATAAAGTTGGTATGGCTTTTCATATTACGTTGAACGGCATTAGAAAAGCATGGCAAGACTTCGACGGCAGTCATGTTATATTTTGTCTTGAAGGACGTAGTTGGCGTAAAGATTATTATGAGCCTTACAAAAGAAATAGAAGTGATGCTCGTGCGGCACTTACTGTAAGTCAGCAAGAGGAAGAAGAAGTATTCTGGGAAATGTTTGACGAGTTTAAAGACTTTGTTACAAACAAAACTAATTGTACTGTTTTACAACACCCGCAACTCGAAGCAGATGATTTAATTGCAGGTTGGGTTCAATCACACCCTAATGACAGTCACATTATTATTTCAACTGATGGCGACTTTGCACAACTTATTGCACCTAATGTACGTCAATACAATGGTGTACAGAATGTAACAATTACACATGAAGGTTACTTTGATGACAAGGGTAAATCTGTAATTGATAAAAAGACTAACGAGCCTAAGGCGGCACCCGATCCGCAATGGTTACTTTTTGAAAAGTGTATGCGTGGTGACACAAGTGATAACGTGTTCTCAGCATATCCTGGTGTTAGAGTAAAAGGCACTAAGAACAAAGTAGGCTTAAAAGAAGCATTTGCTGATAAAGATAGCAAAGGTTACAATTGGAATAACATGATGCTACAACGTTGGATCGATCACGAAGGTGTAGAACATCGTGTGCTTGAAGACTATCAACGTAATGTAACACTTTGTGATTTGTCTGCACAGCCAGATGAAATTAAACAAATCTTAGCACAGGTTATTTCAGATAATAGTAAGCCTAAAGAAGTTGCACAAGTTGGTGTAAAACTTATGAAGTTTTGTGCTAAACACGAACTTAATAGAATTTCAGAACAAGTGCAGAGTTACAGCGAACCTCTAAATGCAAGGTATGCATAATGGATTTTATTTGGCATATCTTACTTACAGTTTGTTTAGGATCAACTTGTATAGAACAAGATGTGCAACGTTTTGACTCTCAAATAGAATGTGAAAGTATGCTACCTGTTTACACAGAACTTCCTATTGATGGTGACTGGGATACTGTAAAATATGTGTGCAAACCAGTAGGATCATTATCAGTATGAGCGAATTACAAGACGAAAACTTTTTAGATGCATATGAATTAATTGGTTGTCCAGAGCCTGATGTAAAAGACTTTGTACACAGTTTACCTGTTAATTTAGGTAATAAACAAAGGTATGTACCAACAGAAGATTATCTACGTGAGGATGTAGCAAAAAGAATGGGTAAAATACTTGAAAAAGTAGTTGTCCAAAATATGTCAGTTGACGAAATTATTGGCTTAAATAACTTAGCAAATATGCCGGAGGATCCTTATATGTTTATGCGATTAAAAGACATTAGAGGAAAAGACGGTTACAAAGAAGCATATGTTAAGGAAATGCAATTACGTGATAAACGTGATTACAGAGAAAGAGAATTTCCTTTAGAGCCAATTCTTGAAGCAGTTGAAAACAGAACTTGTCGACCACCGTTAGTAATAGATTTAGATAGTGGAAGATACGTAATTGATGGCAGAACAAGATTGTATGCGGCTATAGCATCTAATAAAAGTTTAGATGTTAGAGTTGTGAATACTGAAACTTTTGGAGAAATGAATGACAAAAATTAAAGCAAACCCAATCGTAGCAGGAAAATTTTGGATTGTAGAAGAAGACGGCGAACGTATAGGAACTTTGTCTAAACAAGAAGATAAGTCATATATGTATTGTTGCAACACACATACAAAATTTTACGAAAGCGAAAAACAATTAACAAGGGATGTTGACATCGAATGGGGTATTAAAGATGCAACACCTGTAACTTCTGGTGATAAAGAAGTTCACGGTTATAAAACATCTTGTGTACCACACAATTCAATGTATGATGTAAAACGTAAACTTCCTTTGTTTACAAAAAGTAAAAAGTCTAAAAGCCTGTATTGTGCAGGTTACTATATTATTAGATTTGAAAAAGGTTGGGTACGCAGTTTTTGTCCTAAACTTGTTACTATTGAAGGCTATACATCTAAAGGTCCTTTTAAGGACGAGTTAACAATGCGTTCAGAACTATCAAAGGCAAATGCAGATGACAAAAGAGCCGATTAATACATCACCTATTGAAACTTTTATTCAACAGGTAAAATCTGCTGATACATCTAATGTCAAAGAAATTAGATTACCAATTCAACAAGCCAAAAATCTTGCATTAACTTTAGGACAAGTAAGTGCAAGACTACACGGCGATTTAGAAAAATTTGTTAAGGAAAATGCTGTCAAGGCAGAACAAGAAGTAGTTAACGTCGAAATGGATGGCGGCGGCTTTAAAGAATAATGCAGGTCCAAACACTATTCCAAACAGATATCTATAAAACAAAAGTTCCTGCACAAGAAGATATAAAACGTTTTCTAACTTACAATGTACAACAAGACTTTTTAGATAACGGTCCTAATTGTGATTTTTGTAATGTGTATAGCGATTTCTTTCCAGGTGCAAAACAATTAGATTGGGAAGAATTACTACCTAAATACGAAACTCCTATAAACGAGTTTGTACAGTTTTATGGGTTTGATACCGAATACGAAGACTGGAACATTGGTATTGATGCTTGGTACAATGTTACAGGCAAAGGCGGTTGGGGAGAAATACACAATCATTTATCCAGTCCTCGTACTATACAAATTTGCGCCGTACACTACGTAAAATACGATCCGCAAGAGCATGAACCCACAGTGTTCTATAACCCTGCACAAGACGGTATTAGAAGCACACAACCAACCCCTATAGCAAATAGATTGCCTGCAAAGCACCCTAAAGAAGTTATAATTGCTGATGCACAAGAAGGCGATATTATATTCTTTCCCCCTTATCTAAACCATAGTATTCCTATACAAAAAAGTGTAGTTCCAAGAATAACTACTGCGTTTAATATAACAATTACTGAAAAATAAGATAAATATATACGTAGTTTATTATTGAGGACACGTATATAATGAGTAGACCTAAACCGAAAATACTGTTAGAGTATGTTGACAAAAAGACTTATAAGTCTGATCAGATCCTTGCGGCTGAAGCAATATGGGCAGTATTTTATCAAGGCAAGCCATTTAACTTGAAAACTCAAAATTCTCTATCAAGTTTCCCTGGACCTAAGTACAAAAAAGTATCTTTTTCAAATCCAGGACACGCACACAATCTTGCTAAAAAATTAAACACATTATTCAACACAGAAGAATTTAATGTTGTTAAGTTAGACAAGGGCGAAATAGTAACAGAGGGATAAGCAGATGTACGAATACAAGTGTAAAATTTTACGTGTAGTCGATGGCGATACAGTAGACGTTGATATTGATTTAGGTTTCGGAGTATGGCTTAAGAAAGAAAGAGTTAGAATGATGGGGATTGATACCCCTGAATCAAGAACGCGAGATAAAGTAGAAAAGAAATTTGGACTTGCGGCAAAGCAGTATGTTAAAGATGCTATGCCCGTAGGTAGTATGCAAGTTCTAAAAACTGAAATAGATAAAAGCGGTGAAGATAAAAAAGGTAAGTTTGGACGTATCTTAGGAGACTTTTTAATTGATGAAGATAGACTTACAGACATTATGGTTTCCGAAGGTCATGCTGTTGCATACTTTGGCGGTAGCAAAGACGAAATACAAATGAAGCATATGGCTAACAGAGAAAAACTTCTACGTGAAGGCAAGGTAAAGTGAACTGGAAAGAAACTTACACTAAAGTATTTCTTAAACAAGCAAACATCAGTATAACAGAAGCAACCATTAAACAGTATATGCCAACATGGTGGCAAAACACAAGAGCAAAAGATACTGGAGGATTGCGTTTAACTGATGCTGGCTTTACATTTGTTACAGAAAAATTAGATTTACAATACTACGAAGTACCATTTCCACCAGACTTTGAACTTACAACAAATACAGTAATTTGGTTAGATAGATTTATTACTTGCCCGTACTATCTAACAAACAGAATGATCATAGTTCTTGACGAAAAGAAAGCACTCGAACTGCATCTTTTTAGTGGTGATGTCAAAAAATATGGCCTAACTAAAGCACTAAAAAGAGCCGACGAAGAACTAACCCCTTGATTTTATTGACATTTTAGTTTAACCAAAATCCAAAAAAAAATTAAAAAAACACTTGACCTTTTGGTACTGTGAGTGTATTATATATACATACTTAGAAATTAAGTATGGCACTGAAACACAAGGAGTACAAAATGGAAAACATCGCAACTCGGACTATTAGTCCAAACAATGCAAAGAAGAGCATTCTTCGTGCATTTAACAAACAACGTCCAATCTTTATTTGGGGAGCACCTGGTATTGGTAAGTCTGATATCATTCATCAAATTGGTGAACAATTAGACGCACTGGTAATTGACATTCGTTTGTCACTATGGGATCCAACAGACATTAAAGGCATTCCGTATTATAGTTCAAACGATAATACAATGCAATGGGCACCGCCACAAGAATTGCCTACACCAGCAATGGCAAAGAAACATAAAAAGATTATTTTGTTTCTTGATGAAATGAATAGTGCGGCGCCGGCTGTACAAGCCGCGGCATATCAATTGATTCTTAACCGTAAGGTTGGTCAATATGTATTGCCAGACAACGTTTTGATTGTTGCCGCTGGTAACCGTGACGCTGACAAAGGTGTTACATACAGAATGCCTGCTCCGTTGGCTAATCGTTTTGTTCACTTAGAACTTAAAGTAGATTTTGACGATTGGTTTTCTTGGGCAACTGAAAACAAGATCCACACAGATGTGGTGGGTTACTTGACATTTGCAAAGAAAGACTTGTATGACTTTGATCCTAAATCACCAAGTCGTTCATTTGCAACACCGCGTTCTTGGTCATTTGTTTCCGAACTTTTGGAAGATGATGATGACGAGAATACCACTACTGATTTAGTTAGTGGTGCAGTAGGCGAAGGCCTTGCTGTTAAGTTCATGGCCCATCGTAAGATGGCGTCCCAACTTCCGAATCCTTCGGAAATTTTGGATGGTAAGGTAAAAGAGTTAAAGACAAAAGAAATCAGTGCCATGTATTCCTTGACTGTCTCACTCTGCTATGAACTTAAAGAATCCTGTGACAAAAATGATAAGAAGTTTGACGATAAAGTAAATAACTTCTTACGTTTTGCAATGGATAATTTTGACACTGAGTTGGTTGTAATGGGTATTAAACTTGCTCTTACACAATACGAACTTCCAATCGATCCAGATGAAGTTGAGTGTTTTGATGAATTCCATGAACGTTATGGGAAATATGTTACTGCCGCACAGGCATCATAACATTTTGGGTAGGGCATTTTGGTGTCCTACCCATTCTTTTTTGGTTGACATTTTCAATTAAATATAGTATAGTATAAACATAATAAGGCACAAGGAGAACATGGTATGACAGTAGCAACAACAGAAGCAGTAGAAACACCAGAAATTGAAGTAACTGATGAACTTCGTAGAGAAGTTTTAGATAAAATTATCGTTGCTCGTGTTGGTCTGCTTATGCGTCATCCTTTCTTTGGCAACATGGCTACACGTCTAAAAGTAGTTGAAGCAACAGACTGGTGTCCAACAGCCGCTACAGACGGCAGACACTTGTATTACAGTGTGCCTTTTTTTGCTAACATGACAAACAAAGAAGTTGAGTTTGTTATTGCACATGAAATTCTACACTGCGTATATGATCATATGACACGTAGAGAAAAACGTGATCCGCAGGTTCATAACATTGCCGCTGACTACATTGTAAATAATATTCTTGTACGTGATAAAATTGGCGACAAGCCTAAAGACATTCCAATCTTCCAAGACTTCAAATATGATGGCTGGACTTCAGAAGAAGTATATGACGAAATCTTCAGCAAATATGACGAAGAAGAACTAAAACAACTTGGTCAACTTCTTGACGAACATATTGATTGGGATAAAGATGGTGACGACCAAAGCAATGGTGGCGGCAAAAAACAAAAGAAACAAGGTGACAAGCCTTCATATAGCAAAGAAGAATTGCGTAAGATTCGTGACGAAATTAAAGAATCTATGATGTCATCTGCACAATCAACAGGTGCTGGCAATCTTCCTAAAGAAATTCAACGTATGATTAAAGAGTTGACTGAACCTAAAATGAACTGGAGAGAACTTCTTCAGCAACAGATTCAATCAACTATTAAAAATGATTTTACTTTTAGTCGTCCTTCACGTAAAGGTTGGCACACTGGTGCTATCCTTCCAGGACTAAACTTTCAAGACACAATTGATCTATGTATTGCAATTGATATGAGTGGTTCGATCAGCAACGAACAGGCACAAGTATTCTTAAGTGAAGTTAAAAGCATTATGGATCAATATCAAGATTATCAAATTAAAATTTGGTGTTTTGATACAGAAGTTTATAACGAGCAAGATTTTGATGCGGCAAATGATGATCTACTATCTTATGAAGTACAAGGTGGTGGCGGTACTGACTTTGACACTAATTGGAGATACATGAAGGACAATGATATTGTTCCTAAGAAATTCATTATGTTTACAGATGGCTATACTTGGGATAGTTGGGGTGATGCCGATTACTGTGATACAATCTTTGTAATTCACAGTCACCATAACAAAGATTTAGAAGCACCATTTGGAATTACAACACACTATGAAAATAAAACCAAATCCGCTTAACTTTTTTAGCATACGAAAATTAGATTATCCAGGACCTCATTTAGAGTATATGGAAATGTCTCAAGGCTATAATTTGGACAAAGCACTTATTACTTGGATTGAAAGCAACTGTAAAAGTAGGTACTATATTGGACGATCAGTTGGTTTTGATAACAATAATAGTCTGCAAACCAAGGTAAAGATAGGTTTTGAGAACCCAAAGGAACTTTCATATTTCGCTTTGGCGTGTCCACTTTTAAAATACAAATAAGTAATTAAGTATGCATATTACTAATAAACAAGGAGAATGACATATGTCTGATACAAAAACACAACAACCGGCTCCAGGTCAAGCACCTGCACAAGGCGGTGCAGTTGAATTGACAGTTCAGGATCTTAACACACTAAGAACTGTTATTGATGTTGCTACGCAACGTGGAGCATTTAAAGCAAACGAATTGGCGGCTGTAGGTACAACTTATAATAAGTTAGATACATTTTTACAGCAAGTTCAAAAACAACAGGCTGACGCCGCAAAAGCAAAAGAAGGTGAAGCACCAGCAACACCAACAGCGGCACCGGTAAGTGGAGCAGATGCGTCTGCGGCATTATCAGGTGAGCCTACACCGGAGACAAAATAATGGCTATTAAACACATTGGCAGAATGAAGACTAACAAAAGAAAAGTTGCTGTTGCATACAGAACTCTTCCAGGTGATGCTAATAATGCATTAGTAGTATCAACTGAAAACTTAACTGATTCAGATCATGATATTCTTATGCAATTAGTAGATTCAAATTCTGGACAGAATGCATATGAATTAGCAGAAGCAATGGCACGTACACGTCTGTCAGACGGTAGTATTATGTTAGCACGTTTTCATGCACAAGGTAAATTGCAAAAAGTACCTACATCAGATGTTTTAATGACACCTGATACTAACACAACAATTCAGTTAGATGAATTAAACAAAATCATCGCTGATCAAAAAGGTGTTGCAGTTGAAGATCTTGCAATTAAGGAAGACACACAGCCAGTAGCAACTGCTGAAACAGTTCCTGCAACTGACACTGTAACTGCACCTTCAAATGAACCAGTAGCGGCTTCTACTCAAGAAGACGTACTTTCAGATGAAGACCTTGCTAAATCTTATCGTTCACAAGCAGATAGATTAAGCAAAGAAGCGGCGCAGTTAAGACGTCAAGCAGAAGATCTTGTACCCACTAAGAAAAAAGCCAAGGCTTAACTTAGAATGGGGGGCAAGAGACTTAAACTCCCGGAAGACGTAATCAGACATTGGCCTGAAGTATTCAAGAATATAGAAGTAAAAACTATACCTCTTGAATACCTTCAGCATATTGAAGTCGTCTTTAAGAATAGGAAAAAATGGATTATTGAATGTAATCCTGTTCTCTCTCAGAAGAAATTTGAGAAGGAAATCAGGGATTTATTCGATCAATACGGGCCGGATATAGGTGGTGTTGACTTTGCAATCGATACACGTAGATTAAAAGAAGATATACAGAAAGGTACGCAAAAGGTGTTTAAAAACGCCAAAATACGTAAATAATGTATAATATTAAAAGAAGTCAAAAAGAATAAATACATATAGCAATAAAGACTTCAGGAGTTAGCAAGTATGGCACTTAGGATTAGAAGAGGAACAGACGCAGAATTACAAGCACTGACGGGTGTATCTGCAACTGGTGAACCAATATATGTAACAGATACAGGTAAACTGTATGTCGGTGATGGCACAACTGCAACAGGCAGAATAATTAATCCAGATTTAAGCATTGGTAATTTAACTGATGTAAACACTTCTATTGCTCCTGCAACAAATCAATTGCTAACTTGGACAGGTACACAATGGGACGCACAAACATTAGAAGTTGTGCAAGATATTCAAGACTTAAACAACGTAGACGCAACAGGCGTTGCCACAGGTAAAATTTTAAAATATGATGCTAACCTAAATAATCCAGACGGTACTCAAGGTGGTTGGGTGATAGCAGATGAGAGTTTTTCATCATTTGATTTTGATGCTACTGCTGGCGGAAAAAGCATTAACATTTTTGGCGATGTTGCAACAACAGAACTCAATGCACCGGTAGACGGACAATACTTACTATGGGACGATGCTAATGGTTATTGGAAACCAGGTGACATTAACTTATCAAGTGGCGCACTAAACAGTATCAGTGCTGACGTTACTGGTTCTGTGTTTGGTGAAGATTCAACTATGCTTGTTAATGGACTTGATTCGAGAGTATACCTACACAACGGTGTTATTACAATTACAGACGACACTGTAACTTCAACAACTGCATTGGTTAATATTAGTAATCCTACTGAACCAACAAACACAGTATTAAACATATGGAACCAAGATAACAACAGTGCAATTAGAATTCAAGGTTTAAATGGCAGTGGTTCAGGAGAAGTTTCAGGTATTGCATTCAACGGTTACTATGGCGGACTACCAAACCTTGATGGTTCACTTGGTGGTAGTGAAGTCAAAGGTACAGCAGGTTCTTATGTTGCAGAATTAATTGCAACTGCATTTGATCCAGACTTTGGTGACGGTACAAAAGTTGTATCATCAGGT